TTAGCTGCATTTATTGTACCTGTTACACTTAGTGCAGCAGGAGTAAATGCACCATCTATCTTTAAATTACCACCAACTGAAACATTAGAACTAAAGTCACCCGTAGTTCCTGCAAATGTTCCACCAGTAAATGTTGTGCCTGTAACACCTGAAACATTAATACTAGTTGCTGCACCTATGCTAACAACTTGTCCTACTGCATTCACTTCAAAGTTTGTAGCAGCAGTATAACTTCCTGATGTTGCACCTGATGGATTTAAAGCAATTGTAGGATTACCCTCAGTACCATCTGCATTTGTAATAGAAACACCTGTACCAGCAGTAAGTGTTCTACCATTTACATTACCAGCACTTACAGCAACTATACCTGTCGCACCTGTAAGATCAGCAATAGCGTTTAGTGCAGATGCATCAGAAGTTAAACGAACACCATTTAATTGAAGTGCACCATTAATATTAACAAATGCATTACTTAATTGTAAAGCTGAACTATTTCCTTCACCATCCTGAACAGATTGAAGTTCACCAGTAATACCTATATTATTATTACCAACTTGAAGAAGTTGTTTATAACTGTTAGCTATTTGTTTACCTGTAAATGTTGCCATTATACTAAATTCCAATCAGTATCAAAATTTTCCCAATTATTATTTGCATCTTCCCAAGTAGTATTTCTATCATTATTAAGAGGTGGTCTAGGATCACGAATGCTTTCATCATCACGAACATTAGCTACTGTATTTTGTGGATGATTTTTTAAATCATATGCACCATCAAAATCTGTAGGACACACAAGTAAACCATAGCTATTCTTTTTCATTACCCTATGAGGATAAACAAAACCACAAATATCACATACAGCTTTTGCTCTTTTGTTGCTTGCCATAATTATACTTTATTTAAACGTGGTAGGAAATAGGCGCTTGCTCTTTCTCTGTCTTCATGCATTGCTCTTGCAAGACGTTCTTCATATTCTACTTTTAAAAACTGAATACGTGAACCATCTACTCCCGGTCTTTTTATAGCCATATAATATGACAGACCTGCTGTAAGGCAGGGCAGAAAACGTCTCGAAACATCAGCAATTTGTACAGCGGATTTATTAACATCTTCAGTATATTTTATCTGTTCTAGTTTAAGAGTATCTGTTGTATTTTCTGGTAAAGGCCAGAGGTGAAGAGTAGGATTAGCACGACCACGACGAATAGCATATTGTGTTGGTCTACCCTTTTGACTCTTACGAGGAATTTTAAGATACTCTTCCATACTAATACGTTCAAGTTGTAGATCAATATTATCTCTATTTAATACTGCTTCTGTAATATCTACAGTACTAGAAGTAAGAGCATAAGCAGTTACACTTGTAGAAATAGAAACAACTGTAGTACTAGCAGTCCATAAAAGAATACCTCGATTCTGCCAATCTTGTAAAAGAAGATTAATAGATCGTCTAGCAGACTTAGGTTCATGTCCTAATGTCTGCTCACCACCTATCATCTCCATAGCTTCTTGAATAACTTCATCAATGTCCATTGAGAAATTATATGTGCCACTAGTACTCATTAGAGTTTTCCTTAATCTTTATACTCTACAATTTTACCCGGTTCATAGTCCACAATAACATCTTCTTCTTTAGCTTTAATTTGTGGACCTTTACGAGCAGCACCATAACCCTGTCCAGTAGGACGACCTGTCATTTTAATTAGGTCTTCTTCTGTACGTGGATTTTTAATAGAGTTATACGTATACTCTTTTATTGCCATTTCTTTTTCTCCTTTTAGATTTACTTTTATTCACCTTTCGTTTAGGTGCTTTAGTAATCTGCTTTCCTACACTTGCTCTTGTTATTGCCATAGTGAATTAGAAAAGATTATTATGACCGGGAACAGAACCTTTTTTAGATTTATTTTTTGTTGTCTTAGAACCATTACCCATAGCCATTTGCTGTTGGTCTGTAACAGGACCACCTTTTGACATGTACTTAGTTTTTTTCATAGCACCGCCCTTAGACATATATTTAGTGTGTTTAGGCATCTTCAGTCTCCTCTTGATACAAGTTGTTAAAAGTTAAATAAGGATTCATATAACTATCATGTATTTCTGCAGAATGAATATACTGACTAGGTGCAAAGTCTGGTGCGCCTTCTCCAGTTACCCACAAAGCAGGGTTAGTAACTCTTACTCTATTGTTAGGCAGTGCAACAATATTACCTGTATAGTCTCCTGCATCAACAAGTTCAATTACATGAGACTGTTTATGTTGTGCAGGATCATCTGATATCGCACTGTCTGTGTAGTCTACAGTAAACATATATTTACCAGTATAAAACACATTGTCTATTTTACACAACCACGGACTTGAAGAAACTCTATCCATCACTATAACTGCATGATTACGTGAAGAACAATCCCACGGTTGAACTAAATGTGTTGGCATTTGATCAGGCCATTTTTCTAATCTAACGTCTGCTACCAATGCAGCGATAGGCATTCTTGCCCACATTGCACCACCATGTATATTTTCTTCTTCGTCACATCCAGTAAATACAACATTAAAACTTAATGATCTATCTGGTATTGTATTAACTGCTATTGCTAAAGCGTGTAGATATTCTCCTTCGTAAGCTATGTGATTATGTGTAAACTCTTTTCGTACCCAACATTTAAAATGTGGTATATTAGAACTTAAATACGTCATGCCTTCCTTTTTTTATTTTTATTATTATGGCTTGCTTTTAAACTTTTCTTTGCTGCCTGTGCTAATCTTGATTGTTGTGGTTTATTTGCAAACCTTGCTCTTTGTTCTAACACAGTCAGTATTTGTATTTTTCTTGCATAAGGTTTTTTAATACGCTTTACCTTTGCAATTGTATCTCTTGCATCTTGAACTGTAGCATACTTTATACTAACTGTATCCTTTGGATTTTCATCAGTATATAATCTACGTCCAGAACCTTTAGGTTTTTTTCCTGTTCCTACTTTTGGGTCTTTTGTTTTTCTCATTTTTCTTTACATACTTTTTAATAATGTTAGATTGTTGTTTATGTAACCTAGATGCTTTTGCTAATGCTTTAGAAACTTTTTTTAATTGTTTAGCCATTTAACACTTCCACCTTCTTCTAGCTTGTCGCAACCTTGAGTTAGGATTTTTAGCAGCTTTTGGAAACTTCTTCATTTGTCCTGCTGATCTAGCACAAAAACTTTTACGCCTCTTTGCACGTCTACCTGTAGGATTAGACTCAGTTACAGCAGTTTGAAGTTTACTACCAGGATTTTCTCTACGATATTTTGCCACACCTTTAGCTGTCATACCAGCACCTTTTTTAGTAGGTCGCTTTTGACCACCACTAATTGTATGACCCTTCATACCCTTACCAGTAGATTTACGTTTTTTCCTTTTATGTGCTGCCATAACTATGCCTTTTTAGTTTTACGTTTTCTAGTGTTAGTTTTAAATGTTTTAACCATTGTAGGTTTACCACCAACTCCTTGTGGTTTTGCTCTTTTGCGTTTTACTGCAGATGCTCGTTGACCTGCCGTCATACGCTTTGCTTTTGCAAGAGGTACACACTTAGGATATTTACGTTTACTTTTTTTAGCAGACTTTCTACCACAAGGTTGAAACTTACCATCTTTTTTTGGTGCACCAATATCTACCCACTTCTGACCTACCCACTCTCGTAAACCACCACCTTTTTTAGCACGTACAACTTTTCTTTTTTTAGTGGTAGATTTTTTAGCAGTTTTCTTTCTACCACCCGGCTTTACTTTACCACTACAAACAGCAGATGCATACATATTTGCATATGCTGAAGGGTACACATCAAACTTCCGTTTTGCTGCTGCTTTTCCTCTTGGACAAAGTTTAGCCATTATTTTTTCCTTTTAGTTGTCTTTCTTTTTTTAACCACACGTTTAGCTTTAGGTTTAGATTTAACTTTAGCTTTAACTTTAGCTTTACTTATCTTGCTACCTTTTTTCAGAAATCCCATTGTATTACGAACATCTTCAGGTAGCTTACCTAATCCTTTATTTCCTTCAGGAATTGGTTTTAAATTTTTTGCCATATTAAAATCCTCTTAATGCTTTACCTGCACCACGTCCAGAAAATCCTTTACGTTTTTTCTTTGCAAGTTTTTTAATTGAACCACCTTTTTTAGCACCACCAGACATGTCAAAGTCTTTTTCAAACTGTTCTTGTGTAGCATATTTCATTCCGTACTTTCTAGAAAAATCTCCTAGACCAGTACCTTTTTTACCATAGAAACGATAACCATCATCAGCTTTTTTATCTTTACTAGGCTTTTTACGTTTTGGATTAATATTTAATTCTTCATTATCACCTTTCTTAGGAGCAGGACGAACTTTTTTTGGTTCAGGTAAAGTACGAACATTTACTTCAGGAACAGGTTTTAATTTTTTATCTTGTTCTTTCTTTTTATCTAAAGAAGCTAAACCAGTAGGACCAATTTGAGATGCTCTACTTGATGCTGTAGCACCTGATTTACTTACACTAACTTTATTACGTCCACCAGTTTTTGTTACATTACGTCCACCAGTTTTTGTTACATTACGTCCACCAGTTGTTGTTAATGGTCTATTTGTTCTTGTAGGAAGATTACGTTTATTTAAATTTTTTGTAATTTCTTTTTGATTTTCTTTATCTTTTTTTGCTCTTGCTGCTGCATTACCTGCACCTCTAGCTGCAGAAGCAGGATTAGGTTTAGGACGAGGTGCAGAAGTAGGTGTTTTTTCTTTAGAAGAAGTTCTAGCTAAATTTTCTGCTTCTTTTCTAGTAGCTTTAGGAATATAGCCTTTCATTGAATCTAATGCTTTTTTAGTTGCTTCTTTAGCTACACCACTTTTTATAAGTGCACGTGCAACAGTAGGAGCAACCATACGAATTACTCCTGCCGCTAATGCAACTGGAACAAATTGTACTGCCATTTTAAAAAATCCTTCTCTATTAATTAGTGTTTGGTACTAAGTTATTGTCTGCACCTGCAGGACTTGCAGGAGTTTGCATGTCATCACGCCTTGTTCTGCGTGCCTGATTACGCTGCAGTTCAAGAACTTGTGTGTATCGTTGTTCATAAAGTTGTGCACCGGGAAAGTCTTTTTGAAATAACATTGCTTCTACCATTGAGGCATTAAACAATAAGTCATAACAAAAGTCAGAAAAATAATTTGTTGGTGTAGCTGATGTAAGAGTAGTAGGTCTACTAATATGTACAACCTGCCCATTATGTGTAGAAGCAGGTGTAGGTGCAATTAAAACTGTACTGTTGTTACGTGGTGCATAGTAACGTGGTTCTGCTGTAGAAGCAGATACAGGCCAGTAGTCATTAATATATTCATCAGTTCTTTGAAGGAGATTAATTTTTGTAGAGTCACTTACAATATTAATATTCTTTACAATACGTGTTCCTGTCGGTAGTGTAACAATATTATTACCAGAACTTACAGCCACAGAAGTATATGCTACCAAACCATAGTCATCTAAATCTTTGGTAAGTCTTTCTTCTGCACGATTGACCATGTTAGGTATGTAGTCTAAAAACTCCGTACCATCATTCTCACATGCATTAATAATATCATTTACAAGAAACGTAAAGTTAGCCATAGAACAGTGTCACTGTAGAAGCTGATGTAGGAGCAGAAACTTTTACTGGTCCATTTACACGAATACCAAATTCAGGAACATACACTTCATTTACATCGTTATTTGTTGTATTTACAAATTTAATGTTGTTTCCTTTAATTGTTCCAAACTCATCTGTAGATGTTCCTGTAATAAGAAACGTACCTACTCCTGAAGCGTTTATAGAACGAACACGTGTATTAGCAACTGTAACACTTGAAGCAACATCAACAACTGCACCACTGCCCGTTACAAAACCCTGTCGAATGTTGGTTGGCATTTATTTTATCCTTATCTAAAATTAAACTAGCTTTATTATACTTCATAAAACTTAAATACAAAAGAAGAAGGGTAGGGGAAAAACTATTAGTTATTTCTACCCTACCCTAAACTTCTTTTAATTAGACTCTATGGAACTATTAGGAAGAACCAGAAGCACCATAGTATCCACGCCAATCAGAAAAGCCAAAGCTGTAACGCTCACGTGCCTTGAAACGAAGATTGCCCGTATCGAAGTCCGGTTCCATCTTAGTTTGCAAAGGCGCACGAACAAACATTTTCGCTCCATTCGGCGCATCAGTTTTCAAGAACCAAGCATTCGTATCAGTGAAACGATGGTTTACAAAGAAACCACCGGGAACTAGACCCTGATTACGAATCGCATTGATGTCATTGACATTAGTAACACCATCGCTACCCTGCGTAGTAACAGTCGTAGACAACGTGCTATTAAGGATTTGATCTGCCGTAAAAGCAAGATCAGGCGGAATGTGAAGAGATTCGGCACGAATACCAATCAGAATACCACGATCATCTTTTGCTTTAGAGATAGTGATAAGAGCAGCTTCAAGCGAAGCCTCCGAAAGGTCCGTCGCATCAAGATCATTGTCTTGCGTGCCACCATCAACAACCGGATGACTGTCACTAAACAACGGTTGACCATCACCACCAACAAAAGCCGTATTAAAGCCGTTATTGAAAACGTCAGCAGCTTTTACTTGTTTGGTGTTCGCCATCGCACGGGCAAGACCACGTGCACGAAGTTTAGCAAACGTGTCATAGAGGTTATCTTCCATAGCCTCTTCCGTCACAGCAAAGGCAAGACTGATCGTTTCATGCGTGTAACGAGCAGTAAAACTTTCCTGTGCATCATCATACTGAACCGCAGCACCTTCACCCTTAACAGGCGCAGTACCAAATCCAGTGAATAGAACTTCTTCCTCGAATGCACGATCAGAATTTTCTACCTCAAACAATGGCGCATGTTCATTATCAACATCACCATACTCAAGACCGAAAACGGCATTCAAGCCGGGAAGAAGTTCTTTAGCAATACTAGCGCGATTAATAGCCATTATTAATTACTCCTTTCCCTCGTTTAGTTTACTGAAGCATCAGCAGAGATGTAAGCATCTACATGCTTAACAATACGAACTTCCAGTTTGGGGAAAGCGCGTTCTGCAGCAACTGTAATGTCATTACCCGGTTCATCAAGAACTGCAATAGCACGAAGCATCGCATTTCCAGTCGTGCGCGTACCAGCTTCAAGACCAAAACCAGACTTGCCAGTAAACGTCGAACCTGAACCAAGCGTAACATTAAAGTTTTGTGAATTAATATCGCCAGCAGAAACTGAAGCATCTGCCTGAACAATAAAGGTTGCAGCAGGATTATCGACAACAAATGCTTTTGCATCCGTAGCAGACGTACCAGACGGCCAATATTTAGAAAACTTTTGTTCTCCATTTTCGACATACTGACAACCCATGAAAACGCCTACGGCTTTTTGAGTCGTAGACAATAGAACTTCAATATTCCCTGCATTGTTGACAACAATATCACCAGTAAAAATATTCTGAGCAAGACCGCTTGCAATTGGATATTCATTAGTAGCTTTGCTGTTAGGTGCGCCGCCACGAATGCGGGAAGGAGTAAGTCCATTTAGTGCTTTAGTAGTAGTCATAACACTATGTTCCTTTCCTTGTTAAATACATTGACAAACAGAACTAATCCTGAAAAGAGGGTTTACGTCCTGTAGTGACATTAGATCGACTAGAGTTAGAAATAGGCATACGTGAATCTGAACTATTCATTAGCTGCATGTTCACTGCTTGCACTGCTTCTCTACTCTTGTTTTGGTAAAACTCTTGACGAGATTCAGCTAGGTCAGTAGGCATTTTACCTAAAGCCAAGTCTCCACGACAGACCGCTCCTGCATATCGTCCCTCTTCCCTCACGACGGAAGACATCAGCATTTCTGGAACTTCTTCCTGATTTACTAGTTCCCAACCTTCAGCCAAACGCTTACCAATGTTTTGAATGTCATCTTGACCTTTCATTGTAATACGTAGCCAGCGAAGAGACATCCCTTCACCCTTAAAACGATTGCGAACAGTATCAGGAATATCTAACCAATTTGGTTCTTCAAAAACTCTTGGAGTTTTATTTTCCCTCATGCTTGATTCACGTGATTTTGTATTTCGTGTCATTGTATTTTTCCTTCCTTATCCACGCTTAACTATAAACACTGGTGTATTCGCCATCGGCTTGTTCAACCTTTAGCTTTTCAGCAGCATACTTTTCAAGTGGTATACCCCATTTATTTGCCAATCTTACATCCTCTTGAGTAAGTTTGACTTTATTATTACTCTGAGAAGTTTTTGGTGTGCGTGACGCACCCGCTACCACTTGAGCAGAACTTGTAGTCGTGTCCTGCAAACGAGGTGTTTCAGGTTCAGAGTCAGTTGCCTGAAACTTGTGAGGATATCTTTGACGTAGTCGACTATCTACTTCCTCATAAAAATCATCATCCGAAGGATCATAACCTTCGCCTTTTAACTCTTGATCAATAGTAAGAGCAGCAGCAGTCATAATTTGATCTTGACCAAACCATGCATTTTTACTTGCCCATTCTACTGCCTTTGGATCATACTCTGGTGCTTGCTGTTGTTGTTGAGCAACTTGTGCTGCTTGTTGACCACTTGCTTCTAGAGTACGATTGTATTCTTCCCAAGCTGCTTTTTGCTGATCTACACGATTTTGTTCTGCATATGCTTTGCTCATACTTTCTTGAGCAGTAAGCATTCCATCTGTATCACCCGCTTCAACAGCTTGCTTGTATAACTGTTTAGCTGACTCAATATTTGATTCTAATTGACTTTCAGTACTATCAATAGAATTTTTCAAACTTGAAGAAAGCTGTGTATCTCGTTCTTGTACTTGATTACGTAGTCCTTGAATTTCATTACGTAACTGTTGTAGTTCTTCATCACGTTCTTTACGTTGACGAATTAACTGTCTAATTCTTTTTTCTGCACCTTTGGTTTGAATACCTTCTAGTTCTGCAGGTCTTTCTTCATTTTGTTCTTCTGCCTGTTCAACTACTGGTGCTAATTCTTTTGGTTGTTCTTCTTGTACTTCTGGTTGTTCTTCAACTTCAAATTCAACTTTAGGACTTTCGTCCTCATTTGAATTTACTTCAACCGTTGACCATTCTTCACTCATTAATATATTTCCTTTCCTTACCCGTTAGCAGCGAATCTAACGAATTGGTTTTAATTTACCCGCTGTAATAATATATTATAATAAATTATTATAATATACAAATTTAATTTGTAAGATGATATGTAGGATCAAGTAGACTTGGTGTTTCAACTTTCATAATTACTTGATCATCAAAGATAAGAAGTAGCTTCATACCTTTATACATAAACTTCTGTCCTGAGTATTTCGCATAGCATACATAGTCACCTACATCACACCATGCACCATTTGGAAACTTATCTTCGTCTTTATAAGCTAAGTCACCTTTCTTTAAAACTTTAGCGACCGTAGTAAGATAAGCAACATCATCTTTTACTTTATCAGGAAGAATAATACCACCTTTTGTTTTCTGCTTTACTGCAACTGGCAGAACCAGCAAATGATAACCGGGAAGATTTGGAAGACTATTTAAGTCTACTTTAATATCATCTTCGTTTGTTATCCAATCTGCAGCATCAACTGCTTTATCCATACGTACTGCTTGCATCTAGTTAATATCCTCCTCTTCATAGATACGTTGTTTTACAATGTGCTTTAGGCATTCCTTTGCCCATTCTACACCTTCAATCACACCCACTGTGTGACGATATTCATCGTAACTTGAAGCGTTTCCATATGCAAGAGAATTTTTTATATCTAATAGTTTTTCTTCGTACTTTAAATTTAACTCATCCCAAAAATTCAAAACCTATTATCCTCTACGTGTCTGTCCAATAAAGTTCGTAAGCATGTCTGCTGCTTTTAATGCTTTGTCTTTATCAATACTTGCTTCTGTTTTAGCAAGATCAATAAGAGCATCTAGTGCTGCAATTGCTTTCTTTGCATTACGATCTAATTCTTTTTCTTCTTTAGTATTAGAAAGATTAGCACCTTGTTTAAACATATCCAACTGAATTTCCATTTCTTTAAGATCAAGTTCACGATTCTTGTTAGCAGCATTAACAGCTTCTTTTGCCATCTGTGTTTGAACTTTCTGTTGTTCAACACCCAAACGCTGTTGTTCAATTTGAACCATTTGTGCTTCAGGTGTAGCTGCCATTTGCATTTGTGCTGCAGCTTGATTTGCCTGTGCAACCTGCTGTGCAGCTTGAGCAATAACTTGTTCCATAAGCCGTGGGTCTTGTACGTCCACACCTGCTGCTGCAGCTTCAGGTCCGTACTGTGCAATCATTTCTTTTGATACACCACTAATTTGTTCTTGATATTTCATCACCATATGTTCTTGAATATTTGCTTGAAGTACAGGAACAATACGTTGCATCATAGGATTAGCACCATTCATTGGGTCTTGCATGAACATAGTTTTTACACTGATATGTGCATCATGGTTTTGTCCTACAAATGCTTGAATAGGCATACCTTTAACTGCAGCTTGTATATCACTTACTGGATCAAGCGGAGTAGGTGTAGGCTTTTCAGGCATAATCTTATCTAGATTAGGAATATTAGCTGCTTGAAGAATTGTCTTATTAAGTTCTTCTACATTGAACATACCGGGAGGCGCAGCTTGTGACAACTGTAATGCAAGCTGTGCCATCATCATACGATGTGCAGAAGAAGGAATATTAGGATCAGATACAGGAATAATATCAATCCTACCATCAAAGTCCTTACGATAGATATTAAGTGTACCATTTGGAATGTCTACCATAGACTCATCAGGTAGATATTCAAAGTTAATACGACTTAATAGTTTAAACTCATCGTGCTGAGACTTATGCAATCGTTTATGAATCGCACTAAAGAACTTACTGCTTGCTTCTAACAATGCCATCGTTGTGCCAACAGGTCCATAGCTTGCTGCATCAGAGACAACCTGTTCAGTTGTATCAGCAAACTTCTGTGCAGTAGCAGTAACAAAGTTGAGCATTTGAAACAAAGTCTGTGAAGGTTCTTTGTATGGCAGATTAATAATCATCTTAGACAGATCATTACCTGTAGCTTCAACTTCTCTAAACTCACCGGGAGCAATAGGATCATTGTCACCTACAATACGCATACCCTTTGCTTTGAATCCACCGGGTAGATTTGCAAACTGACCCGCGTCAACCAAGCTACGCATTGCTGCAGTTGCAGTCATGGTAAGATTGCCAAGGAAGTGAATTAATCCTAAACCATAGAAACCAAAACCGGGAACAAAACGATAGTGAGTAAAGAAGATTTTCTTTTCTCTGCGTCGATCATCTTTATTGTAGTTTCTACGAATAGAAAGAACTTGACGACTTTGTTCTTCAATGGTAACAATATACGGAAGAGACAATCCATCCTCATCCTCGTAGCCTTCAATGTCAAGATAGCAGTGTTGCTCAAGTAGAACATACTGTGGATCGTGACTACCAGAAGGAGATAGACCCATGATTGTGTCCATCTTCTGACTAATAGGTGCAAACTCTGGTGTGCTTGCTTCAGGCAAGTCTACATCTGCATACATTCCTGCTGCCATGTCACGTTGCATTTCAACAGGCGAGCGATAGATAACATGCGTGTAGCGATCTGCTCTGCGTAGATCAGTGGCATAGTAGGATACATAGAACTGATCAATAGGAACAAACTCTGATACAGGACGATTTAAACTGCTGTCAAAGTAAATCTTTTTAAATGCTGATCCAATAAGCGGCAGATGAAAGAGCATACGCTCAAACTCGTCAAAGTATTCAGGCATTTGTTCAGTTACCTGATAGTTCATAAAGTCTTTGACACGATGACTCTGCTTTTCTTTTTCTTCAGTTACCTCACCAATGATCTGTGATCTAACTGGTCCACTAGCAGGAAATAGTTCTTGTGTTGCCTTTGACTGAAACTTAACTGCCGACTCAATAAGGATTGGATGAACAGCAGTACATGCACCTTCAAATGGTTCTGATGCTTCTTCTAGCTTTAGACCTAATAGATCAAAGCCACGTTCAAACATACTTTCCCATTCTGCACGACTGTCTTTATCTGCAGTAAAATTTTCATGTACTTGTTCTGAAATATCTGTTAGAGTATCTTCGTCTAGATCATCTACTAAGTTTCTAAAAAACTCTTCATCATCTTCCTTGATTTGTTCATCAGACAAACCTTCATCTAGATTACTTTTAAACTCTACTACAATACCACCATCACTAGGATCATATTCCATACTTGCTTCAGTACCTTCTGTTTCAGTTTCAATCTCTACGACTGAAAGTTCTACTGAAGGAATAGGATCAAAAGGATTGCGTTCAGTTGCCATGTTCTATATTGCCCTTGCTGTATAGTTGTAAGGATTACGTTCTACCACAGAACCACCCTTTTTAAAAGGTATTGTTTTACCTGCATCTGTTTTAGTTGTTAATGATTTGTCTTTTTTAAAGTCTGAAGGTTTGAGTCGTTGTGAACCTTTTGCAAAAACAAGCGGACCTACTTGAATCATTTCTTCTGCAGATTTTAATGGAGTACCTGTATTCTTATCTACAAAATAACTTGCACGATAAGGATTCATTCCTACTTGTACCCATTCTGATCCGTCTTCAGGATCAATATATTTATTACTGTCTTCTACTTTACCTGCTAATATTCTTTCTGCTCTTGCTACTACATCTTCATCAGGAACTTTATTATAATCACCATACATTCTAGCAATAGTGCTTTTAGCAGTTTTTTCTTTTGCTATATTAGAAGCTGCTTTTGCTGATGAACTAAAATCTACATTTGTTAAATTTGCAGTTTTACCATAACCAATAGATTTACCACCTTGCTTTGTTCCGTCATGAAATGAAACTACCCATGTATCAAAATTTTCATATGCTGGAATATCTAATCTAGAAGAAACTCTTTGACCAACTTCTAATTCAGTATTTAAATTAATAATACCTTTACTAAGTGTTTTATCTTTTGTAAGCGATCCAGCTATATCTTCAAAAGAAGGCACTTTAACCATTTCAGTAATAGGTTCTAACGGTAAAAACTTTTTTGTAATATCTCTTTGTTCTTTACCTGTTATCTCACCTGCTAATCTTTTTTCTACTGCTTCTTTAACTTCAGGCTTTTGTTTTTGTTTTTGACTTACACCATATTGTTTTTTATATTGATTCTTAAACTCGTCTAACTTTTTTTCATCTGAAATAATGTCTTGTAAATTTTTACTTGCTTTGCTTGCTGCTCTACCTCCCGGTGCATTCTCTGCACCAACAAGAGCAGTTCCTAAAATTCCTGCTGCCAAGGCTTTCGGATCACCTTCTGTTACTCCTGACTGTAAGTCTTTTCCTGCAGAAGACAAAGCATCGGGTACATCTCGTAAATCAAATAAACTTAGAAGTCCTTCTACAGGACCAGCAGCAGGACCAAGAGCAGCACGTGCAGCTTTATCTCCCTTAGAGAAAACATTTGATAACATTTCTTTAAGACCTTCCAAACCTTCTCTTGATTCTTGAATCTTTATAGAAGGTTTATTACTACCACCTATAGGAAGATTTTCAGGTATTTGATTTTGCTCTGCCACTTTACAATCCTAAAGACAATAAAATAATAATCACTATATCATTAAACACGCCAGTACGCAACACGCTTTTGTCTGCGTGCAGATACATCATCCTCCCAGTCTGGGTCTTCAGGATGTTCTAATCTCCAACTATCTTTAACATAATGCACTGCCATTGTTAATGCATCAACTTGGTCATCATGTCTACCATAAGGAAATAAAATTAACTCTTCGTACAATTCTCTTGCCCAGTCTTTACCTGTAGGTAGCCATACTCTTCCTGCTTCCATTAAAGGTGAGGCAGTAAAGACTCTTGATACTTTGTCTTTGTCAGGCATATATTCCAAGACAGGAAGACCACTACGCCTCATGTCCTGTATAAGTGACTGTCCACTTGCTTTCTTTTCTACTACACAAATATCAGGACGATGCTTTTGATATTCTTGTTGTGCGATGCGCCTTAGATCAGGATATTCAAATCTACCACGCACACTACCGAGTAGCAACAAGTTACTTGCCACTCCCTCTACACCATCATCACTGTCTTCATAGAAATGAAATACACCCCATGTCTGTATCACACTATAGTCTGCTGTGGTCTTAGTACTAAAGGCAGTATCATATGTCTGCATAACAAAATCACAGTTAGGTGGTTCTTCGTACTCCCACCAGTTAATCCAATCCTTCTTAATAAGACTACCCTCATCAGGTGTAGGATTTTGCATGTACAGGCTTTCCCAATACTTTGATCCATTGGTCGCCTTAATTTCCATTTCGTCTATTCGTAATGTTTCGTCGTCTTTCCATTCAGGAAAATAACTTGTGCCTTCAGGAAGACCCAGCAACTTACTAGACTTTTCGTCTAACCATGCAGGTATACTTACTACGTCCCAACGCATCTTTGTTTCAATATCAAAGTCGTCTTGTTGTTTTAAAAGCCACCCGCAAAGATCGTCATAGTGATAACGAGTATTAATAATAATAATAGAACCATTAGGCATAATACGTGTACGTAATCCTGAAGGCCACCATTCTTTAATGTACCGTCTACCCGCATCAGAGAACGAGTCTTCTTCTGACATAACGTCATCAAGTATAGCAATGTGTGCACCCCTTCCTGCAATTTGTGATCTTACACCTGCAGCATAGTAACTACCATTTAGATTAGTTTTCCATTTACCTGCTGCTCTAACATCTTGCCTTAGATTTACACCGGGAAACATATTTACAAATTCTTCTGTATTTACTATATCACGCACTGATCTACCAAAGTCACTAGACAACTGATCAGAGTGGCTGACTGTTAGTATCTCATGGTTAGGATTTTTACCTATGTACCACGCAGGAAATAACTTAGAACATATTACTGACTTACTGCTACGTGGCGGCAGAAAAACCATGAGACGTTTGATCTTTCCTTCTACTACCTTTTGTAACTTATCTGATAGAACTTCAATATGTCTACCCATATGCCAGTCAGTAATTAATGTTGGTGCTACTTTACGCACAAACGTAAGAAAGTCTTCTTTACATTGCTGCTCTACCATAACATCTAATGTATTACGAATGTTAAGCAGAATGTTATAAGTTATTTCTTCTTGGCTTAGTTGTTCTTCTGTTGACATTTAATGATTCAAACTATAGTATGTTGCTTGATCAAAAGCAAACTGCAAAATCTCTGAGTCACTTTCTTCTGGTATACTTTGAAGCACTAGTTTAAATTTTTTTAAAGATATTGGTTTTATGTATTGTCCTCGACAAGTTTCTTCATGTCTAGTATAAAGTTCTACTAACTTATCACTTGATGAACATTTACATTCTGTGCATTTACACTCAGCCATCTACATAGTACTCCATAGAATTAATTTATATTCGCATTGTAACACCACACCGTAGGGGAAGACAAGAAGAATAGCTGTGATATTTTTGCAACACTATTAGTTTATTTTACTAATACTATTGTCCTTTGCTGTTGTAACTGATATACTACTCTCTATATAGATTATGTTATAGATTATAATATAGAAAAAGAATATAGATTACAATAAAGATTTACAATATCAACTAGGTTAATACTTTTTGTTATTGATCTTATTATATCTATATAGAATTATAGTCGCGTAGCAAGGTTGTTTAACACACCCTAGTATTTTTTTATTATTATAGCCACCCCTCTTTTGTAAAATAAAACAAAGGGGGGTGTTTTTGTTTTAGCTATAGTTTAAACTACCCTAGTATTTTTGGTAAATTTATGTCAGTGGTGATATATATATGTACATGCACGGTGCATTTTTTTTGTGTGGGGGTAGTTAAGAATGATTCTCATTATCTTTCTAGATTGAGAATGATTTGCATTTGCATTCTTATTAATAATCACTCTCATTATCACTTGAGAATGACTTGCATATTCAATTGAGAATGAGAATGATTCTCATTTGCATCTAAATAATATGCCCGCCTATTAATTAATATGCCCACATACCTTATTAAATATGCGCGCTTGTCTTTATATAT